CAGAGATTACATGAAGAAGATTTGCCAGCAAAACTAATTGAAACGGGAGATTGGGAAACATTAATCATACCCGCCTTAGATGAAGCTGGTAATGCTTTACTGCCTTCTTTATATTCTGCTCAAGATCTTCTCAAGCTAAAAGAAGAGTCACCCTATGTGTTTTCTTCTCAATATCAACAAGATCCTCAGCCAGCCGGAGGTACTGTATTTAAACAAGAGTGGTTTAATCTATTAGATGAAGATCCAGCTATTCTTTCAACCTTTATTACGGTTGATACAGCAGAAACAGAAAAGACTTATAATGATCCAACTGTATTTAGCTTCTGGGGATTTTATAAAGTTGAGATAAAAGGCATTGATTTACCAATATACGCACTGCACTGGTTAGATTGCGCTGAAATTTGGGTTGAACCAAAAGATCTACAAGATGAATTTATGCAATTCTATGCTGGATGCATGAGATATAAAACAAAGCCAGACTTTATTGCTATCGAAAAGAAATCAACTGGAACAACATTGTCATCAGTTCTATCTAAAATACCTGGTATGCAAATTATCAGGATCGATAGAACGGTTAAAAGTGGTTCAAAAACTGAACGGTTTTTAGAAGCACAGCCATATGTAGCTAAAAAACTCATTACTTTACCTAAATTTGGGTCACATTCAGCTAAATGTATTGAACATTGTCGTAAAATCACGTTGAATAATACACATCGACACGATGACATAGCCGATACTATGTATGATGCAATACGAATCGCATTAATAGATGGTTTAGTTTTGAGCAAATTAGATAGAGATCAGAAATCAGGCAAAGATGATATAGCAACAAAGATTTTGCAAAATCATAATAGAACGCAGAACATAATTGAGAGGAGTAATCAGAGATGGCAGTAGCGCAACGATATCAAGATGAATTGAGCGGTATTAAAAAGAATATTGAGAATGCTCATGAGTATTTTTCGAATAATTACAAGATTTACAATGACTTTAAAAAATTTGTATTTGCTACAACTATCTCACAAGAAGATGAGGCCGTTTTACAAGCATTAAATAAACCGCAGATTGAATTTAATGTTTTAGAATCTTATGTTTCCAGACTTCGCGGTGAGTTTTCTAAAGCTGCTCCTGAAATTGAAGTATCTTCAGAATCAAATAGAAACCAAGGTTCAGATTATGTTGATGTTGTAGAAGATCATATTAGATATCTTGAAGATGATTTTAGAAAAGAGGGTGATGCTTATCAAGTTTATAGCGATCAGTTATCCGGTGGTTATTCGGTAATGAAAGTATATACAGATTATTCTCATTACAAATCATTTGATCAAGATATATTTTTATCACGCGTCTTTGATCCGGTTCTGTGTGGATTTGATCCGATGGCAAAAGAAGTTCATAAAGGAGATGGAAACTTTTGTTATGAAGTCTATCCGATGCGAAAAGATGAATTCAAAGAAAGATATCCTAATGTAGACATTACTAATATTAAATTTAAGCGAAACAGTTCGTCTTTTTCCTGGGCTTATAGAAACATGAAAGAAGACATCTTACTTTTGGTTGATTATTATGAAAAAAAGAAAAAGCGTTTAAAAATAGTACAATTATCTGATCGTCAGGTAATGACAGATGAAGACTACAAAAAGTTTGTTGAAGAATGGAACATGTCTGGAAATATTGAGCAAGTTCCACAAGTTATTGATGAGAGATGGACTTGTGATGAGAGGATTGATCGTTATATTTTAATTGAAGATCAAGTGATTCATCATGAAAAGACAAATTATCGTTATTTACCTTTAGTCTTTGTAGATGGAAATAGCGTTAAGTTTAGAGAGACCATTAATTCTGACGTTAAACAGATGGTCAGACCTTATATTTATCAAGCGAAAGATGCGCAAAGGTTAAAGAATTTAGCAGGGCAATCATTAGCAAATGAATTAGAAAATATGGTCCAGCACAAATGGAAGGTTGCAAAAGAGGGTATACCCCCAGGTTATGAAGATGCTTATATTAATAATCAATTACCAACCGTAATGATTTATAATGCTACACATCCTGATAATCCAGATCAGCAATTACCAGCACCACAGGAAGTTTCAAGAATTCCAACGCCGCCAGAAGTGACTAATACATTTACACTTGTCGATCAATTAATACAAAATATATTAGGGTCATATGACGCGGCGCTTGGAATAAATGATAATCAGTTAAGCGGAATTGCTGTCGTTGAAGCAGCAACGCAATCAAATGCAGCATCAATGCCTTACATTGTTTCTTATATGCATGCCTTAAATCAGGTAGCTAAGATTTTAGTTGATTTAATCCCGAAATATTATGTCACACCTCGATCCATTCCAACTTTAAGTAAAGATGGCAAGAGAGGTTATCGCCTAATCAATCAACCTGGACAGCCTACACTTGAATATGATGAAAATGCATTAAAAGTTAAAGTAGAAGCGGGTTTAAACTTTACAGTACAAAAATCAAAAGCATTACGTCAAATAACAGCTCTTATGCAAGCGTCTCCAATGTTTGCTCAATTTATAAATCAAAAAGGACTTCCTATTTTATTAGATAATATGGAAATTAGAGGAATTGATGACCTTAAAGAGCAAACAAGTCAGTTTATGCAAATGATTGAACAACAACAAGCCCAAGCAGCACAGCAACAATCTCAAGCAGCGCAACAACCAAATCCATTGGTAATGAGGGCTGAAAATGAAAGAATGAAGTTACAACTCAATGAAGCTCAAAATCATGTTGATAATCAGCTAAAAGCAGCAGAGCTTCAACTTGAAAAAGAGAAGTTAGATACAGAACAAGAAAAGATATTAAGTAATTTACATATTGATCATGCTGATAATATGATAAAAGCAGCAAAGGTTGATGCTGAAAGAACCAGAACAGCGGTTGATTTAGCATCTAAAGCGGCCGGTAGTGTAAATAAATAGGAGAGCTATTATGTTAGAAGTTTGCAAGAAAGGTAAAAAGGGCGGTATGGGAAAAGGGAGGAAAGGAAAGTAATGAGTGATCAAAATTTAAACAAAGAAGAATTATATAATAAATTAGTAGAGGTATCTAAGCCATTAATAGATTTTATCTCGGAGTATAGAAACACAAGAGAGGGTGCTCTTGCTTTCACAAATCTTGAGCAAGCTCTAATGTGGCTTAATTTATCTTTTAGTAAAAGAAAAGATTAATGTTTCACGTAGAACATTAAAAATGATAACTGGAATAACGCTTCTTGTTATTCCAGTTTTTTCTATTTCACTAGAATAACTATTTTTTACTATCTATCCATTTCATTATTTCAGAGTAAATCCAAAATACTGATCTTTCTCCTAATTTTCTACGACGTGGAAATTTTCTCTTTTTTTCTTCGCGCCATATTCCCAAGAATGAAAAAGAGCATAAAGAGCTTATTTTTTTTGGTTCTTTTGCCACTTTCTTCCTTTCATCCCTTTTTACTAGAATAATTATGTTAGTTCCGATAAGTATTATTATCGGAATTAACTTGACAATATTTGTACAGATAGTATTTTATATATATAGGTAGACCTGTGACCTAGCGCATTGAATAGCAGGGTATTTACGCAGCCATGCGGTAGAAATGGCCAGAGACTCATGCTGAAAAGTGAGGCATTAACCGTGACGGGGTACATAGTCAAAAAGAGGTTGAAATGACTGAAGATATGGGATCGAGCGAAAGTGATCAGACGGTAGAAACGCCAGAAGACACTACGCAAAATACTGGAGAAGTAGGACAGAGTAATACTGGACCTTCTGTTTCTGAAAAAACATTCACTCAAGACCAGGTTAATTATTTGGTTAAGAATGCAAAAAGAACAGCTGAAGAGCGATTACGCAGAGAATTAGAAGAGCAATCTAATCAATCTTATAAAGAAGATGGTCAGTCGGCAGATAGTTATCAGCCTGTTTCTAATGACCATATAAGAAACATGATTAATGAAACAGCTCAACGAATGGCGTATGAAAAAGACGCTGAACGTGTTGCAACAGAATTTTTTAGAAAAGCAGAAGCAGCAAAAGCAAAATACCCTGACTTTGATAACAAGATGAGAGAGTTAAATCTTCCAGATTGTCCACAGTTAGTACAATTTGCTAATTCATTAGATAACACAGCCGATGTGTTATATGAAATAGCTGAAAATCCAAGTAAATTCTCTAATTTAATAGTTTTATCGCATACAAATCCAAGTTTAGCGATCAAAGAGATGAATAGACTTTCATCTTCGATCAAAAAGAACGAGGAAGCGGCAAAGCAAAAGAATGCTCCAGAACCATTGGGTCAAATTAAACCGACTAATACAGGCACGGATAATGGCTCAATGTCAATTAAAGATCTCAGAGCACAAGATTGGCT